TCGTTTACCATCTTCGAGAACACTTGACCTAGCCGGTGCTGCCACATGGTTGCCGATAGCCAATGCGTGTAGACGACGTGGCGGAAGGTCAGGTTGTTAACCAAGAGGAAGTTGAAGAAGTGGATTTGCAGCCCGGCCATTTCGAGCGCCGCGTAGGTGAGCTGCGGGTCGCCGCTGCTGTAGGCTTTCTGGAAGTCTTCTGTGTAGTCCCAAAACATACCGTGCTCGCGCGCGGCGGGCATCCACGCCAGGATTGACGTCCAGCGATCGTGCACGGCCAACGGCGAGCAGGGGTACACCGCGTCGCTTTCAGTAAACGCCCCACTGAGCGTGTCTATACTGAACGGTGTCTGTAATGATGCGTTGAGCATCGGACAAATTACTTCGTCGGGTCTACCTTCTGCTGGCATTTCCATCCTACAACCGCCCATTCCTGATGATCTTCAAGGAAATTCTTAGCAACGACAAGCCCGTTGCTTTCACATTCTTCCTGCGTAAGCTGGTAACTGTCGAACGGGCCGAAGACTGTGGTCTTCTGCTCGCACGATGCTGGCGTGGTGATTAAGCAAACGTTCAAGATTACTTCGACGATACTCATATCGCCTCACCGAAGTTGCCCTTGTAGGGTTTACACTGCAACATGCGCGTGACGTAGCCGGGGTTCTTCTCAAGCCACTTACCAGCGAACTTCGCCGCAGTCATCATGCAGGCGTAGGGGGTGATCTTGCTGGGGTCTTCTTGAAACACCTTCTCAACTGTTCGGCACGTCTTCTCTTTATACAGGTCATGCGGGTCGGCCATGACGGCTGTACCTGCTATGCACACGGTGACTATGACTTGGATCACTTGGGGAAGCCTCCTTTACTTGAACTCGTAGGGCGAAGTTGCCAGGAAGGGAAGGAACCGGCTTTCCCAAAGCAGCCTAATTTTCTTGAGATAGAAGTAATTTTCTCGGCTGTTGCCACCAAACCATATCGGGGCGACGTGTTCAAGCCATTTCATACCGCCTTGGTTAGCGGCAGACTGCCAGCCCTTGTAGGCCGGGTGCTCTTCGAGCCGGTGGAGGAAGCCCCCTGCGAAATTTTGGTAGCCGGTGAAGTGCGTGTACTTACCGCGGCCGTCCCACGCGTCGTACTCGACGGGGTGCGCGCCCGGCCAGTCTTCCATGACGGCGTTCCACTTCATACCGGCGAAGTTGTGATGGTCGGCGGCCAGCACCGAGTGCCCCCAGCCGCTTTCGTTGGCGAAGATCGCCAGGGCGGGGCCTTTGATCTTGGGGTACGGCCACTCGCAGGGGAGCGCATCGCGCATCCATTCTGCAAGCTGGACGAACTCCTTACTGGCGTTGTCTGGCAACCTGGGCATAGTTGTGCCTCCAACCCCAGAGCCTACAACACATTATTTACCATTGCAACTCTTTCAGAGGGACACTATACTCTACGTGTGGTAAACACCTGAAACTGATAAATACTCCGTGACAATTGGAGAACCAAGTGAAGCGTATCTACGCCGTTATGGCGCCGAACCATACTTTGTTTAGTATCGATGGCTCTGCGTTCTGCGTGAAATCCACGCACCCTTCCTTCGAAGGGATCAACACGGAACTGTCTGCTTTCGTGCTTCCGCCTGCGTTGGCGGACACGGAAATGTGTGACCGTCTGGTCAACAAAGTCATCGAAAACATTGACGACCTTCTTGCGGAGGACGACGACTGTGACGACTTGGTGTCTGTGCTTGCACACCCCGAGACCGCACGGCTGGCTGATATTGAGGCCAGCATCGACGATGAGCTTGAAGACTATGAGGACTACGAGATCGCGGAGCAACGCGCCCTCGACAAGCAGAACAGACTTGTTGGTTATTTCGAAGAGTAGGTATGAGGATAACAAAGATTGGGGACTTATATCACGCGAGTGATGTAGGGCCCGACGAACATGCGCGTCTCGAAGCTGCTGGCTGGCGCTGGCACTCACGCCTTTGCGTGTGGCGCACACTGAAAATCGAACGGGTCGCCGCGTTTACGGATGCGTGTGACCCTGCGATACGCGAGGACGTTGTCAAAGCAAAGGACGACGTCGTGCTCTCGATAGCCGCCTCGGCATCGACTGTAGCACCCGAGGGGTTAAGTGTTCCTTGCCCGGTAGGTCTCGCGTATCGCGACTATCAGCTCGCCGGTATCCAATACGCACTAGCGCACCCGCACTGTCTCATCGGTGATGATATGCGGCTGGGCAAAACTGTGCAGGCGCTCGGCGTCTGTAACTACCTCGATGCCAAGCGCGTGCTTGTCGTGTGCCCCGCGACGCTCAAGATCAACTGGCTTCGTGAGATGGAGAAGTGGCTCGTGGGCCCGCACTCGACCTCGATCATCAACGGCCGCGCGGTGCCGCTCGACACGAACCACTACGTCATCAACTACGACATTCTCCACAACCACATGGGCTTCCTCAAGTCGCAAGAGTGGGACGTCATCATCTATGACGAAAGCCACAAGCTGCGCGGCCCGAAGTCACGCCGCACGAAGCTCACGCTAGGGAACGGAACAAAGAAGTGGCCGGGGCTGCACGCAGCGCGGCGTCTGTTCCTGTCGGGCACACAGCTCTACACACGGCCGCGCGACCTCTGGACTATGTGTATGACCTGCGATCCGGACGGCCTTGGGCGGGGCTTCTGGCGCTTCCTGTACCGATACTGTGATGCGTACACGGACCACTTCGGCCGCGTGAACACTGATGGTGCCAAGAACGAGGAAGAGCTGCAACGGCTGATGCGCGAGGCGTTTATGATCCGGCGCACGAAGGAACAAGTTAGTGACGAGCTGCCGCCCGTGCACCAAGTGATCCCGCTCGACCGCGTCGGCGTCGAGAAACTCTTGAAGGCGGAGCACAAGGTGCTGTCGCAGAACACCGGCCGCATCGCGTCTATCGTGGGCAGCCTCGCTTGTGATAACGCGCTGGACGGCTGGCTCACACCGCAATCAGAAAGTGATAGCACTCTGGTCGAGGAAGTCGGCCACTACGCGACGATCCGGCGCGAGCTTGGGCTCAAGAAAGTGTCCAAGGTTACGCAGTTTGTGGACACGTTGTTGGAAAGTGTTCACAAAATCGTGATCTTTGCACATCATCGCGACGTCGTCACGGAGCTGGCCGCGCACTTCCCGAACTCCGTCCGGGTTATGGGCGGCATGACCGCAGTCAAGAAGCAAGAGGCGGTTGACAAATTTCAGGACGATCCCGAGTGCCGGGTGTTCGTCGGAAACATACTGTCGGCGGGCGAGGGCATCTCACTCGCGGCGGCCAACGTAGCGGTCTTCGCGGAAATCTCCGGCGTCGCTTCGGAGATGGATCAAGCGGAGCGCCGCCTCGCCCTCCTTGAAAAGACAGAACAAAACCTCATCTATTACTGTGTGAACGAAGGTTCTCTTGATGAGCAGCTCGTCAAGGCGCTTAAAACCCGCCGCGAAACTTTCCAGAAAGCAATGAACGTAGAAAGGATAGTCTCTTGAAGGCGCTCTTTGATATTGAAACAAACGGACTGCTGCCGAAGCTCGACCGTATTCACACGTTGGTGATACGGGACGTGGCTCCGGAGAACTTTGAGGAGCGCAAGACGTATCGCTTCCGCCGCAACGACTATGAGGACACGATCGAGGAAGGCGTGTCGATGCTACTCAGCGCGGACTACATCATGGGCCACAACATTATAGGCTTCGATGTCCCCGCACTCAAAAAGATATTCCCATACTTCAAGAAACCCGCGGACCAGATCATCGACACGCTCGTGCTGTCGCGCATCGTCCGGGCCAACCAGAAAGAGCTGGACTTCGCGCTCACTAAGCACGGCAAGCTGCCGGGTAAGCTGATCGGCTCACACTCGCTGGACGCATGGGGTTACCGCCTCGGGCTGCACAAGGGCGACTACGCCGTTGAAATGCTCAAGAGGGGGCTGGACCCGTGGCAATTCTGGAACGAGGATATGGAAGACTACTGCGTCAACGACGTTGACGTGAACGAAGTGTTGTGGGAGGCGCTGGCCAAGGATATGACGTCGGCCAAGGCGTCGCAGCTCGAACACGAAATCCACAAGCTAGCCACGGAGATTAGTGCCAACGGCATCCCTTTCGATCAGGCCGCCGCGGAGGCCCTAAAATCCGTATTAGAAAAGAAACTCGACTCGATCGAGAAGAGCGTAAAGAAAACCTTCGGCGTATGGTACGCGCCCGTGAAAAAGAAAATCGTTAAAGACCCGTACCCGATCTTCACGGCCGAGCGCGAGAAGCTCGAAGCGCAGATGGACCGGCTGTATTCGCAGCGCGCGTACTACACACGCAAGTACGACAAGATGTACGCGAGGTATGAGCAAGGCTGGTCCGGAGCGGAGGAAGCGCTAGAGCGCGAAGAGCCCGTGATGAAGTCACGCATCGACCGCGCCGACGAAATGCTCGTCAAGGTCCGCGCCAGCTTGCGCGGCTTCACGAAGGTCAACGGCACGCCGGACCCGAAGCTGGGCGAGGATAACTCACGCGCCGTGTGGGGTGCGTGCAGTATCTCGAAGCGGACGCAAAAGAACAAGCGCTTCGGTGACCGCACCGAGGGCTCGCCTTACGTGCCGATACGGCGCATCGAATTTAATCCGGGCTCACGCCCGCAGATCATCGACCGGCTCACCGAAGTGTACGGTTGGCAGCCGGAGGAATTTACGGACAAGGGAAACCCCAAGGTAGACGACTCGATCTTGCGCAAACTGTCTGATGATATACCGATGGCGAAAGACCTCGCGGAAGTTTTGTTCCACAAGAAAATCCTCGGGCAGCTTTCCTACGGACAGGGCTCGTGGCTCAACAACTACGACGACAAGACGCAACACATACACCACTACATCAACACGGGCGGTACCGTAACGGGGCGCTGCTCGCACAACTCACCGAACCTCGGGCAAGTGCCGGGCGTGATGATTGAGGACGGCGTGGCGGTCGAGGGGCGCGAGGGCGAGTACGGCCTAGAGTGCCGCCGCCTGTTCCACACGCCGCCGCTCGGGTACTACACAGAAGACGGCAAGGACGTGCCGTGGATACAGATAGGCGCGGACCTCGCGAACATTGAGTTTCGTATGCTGGCGGAAGCTGCGGCGCCGTTCGACGACGGCGAGCTTATCGCGGTCGTTGCGGGCGGGCAGGACGTGCACGCGTACAACATGAAGAAGACCGGCATCAACAACCGCGGCCTGATTAAGCGCGTGCTCTTCGGCCTGCTGTACGGCGCGGGCGATTGGAAGCTCGGGCACACGTTCGATCCGGAGCTGGACGACGATGCGAAGCGCGCGAAAGGCCGGGAGCTGCGCGCCCTTGTTGCCGAAGGGCTCCCCGCCCTCGCACAAGCTATTGCGCAGGCGCAGGCTGACGCGGAGAGCGGCTTCCTGATCGGCCTGGACGGACGCAAGCTCCACTGTCGCTCGCCCCACAGCGCGCTAAACCTGCGGCTACAGAGCGCCGCCGCGCTCGTGGCTAAGAAGTGGGCGGTGCTCACGTGGCAGGGAATGCTGGGCAAGGGCTACCCGCACGGCTGGGACGGCGACTTCGCCATGCTCGCGTTTGTCCACGACGAAATCCAGACGGCGGTCCGCACGGATGCGGCTGACGTCTATGAGAAGATCGTACTCGACGCCGCCGTGGCGGCCGGGGAGTTTTTTGAGCTGCAATGCCCCATCAAGGCTGACGCCAAACGGGGCCAGAATTGGGCGGAGTGTCACTAATGAAAGAGTTTGTACTCGACCTGTCGGCAATGTTTGACCGCGCTGTAGCGTCGCGCGCTAAAGTTTGGAAGCACGACCGCAGCAAGTCGGTGGGCGCGTCGGAAGTGTTCGGCTGCCTGCGGCAGAACTACTTCAAGAAGCGCGGCTTCGCACCAGACAAGACACATGACGACCGCTGGGGAGCGATGGAGCGCGGCAACATAATCGAAGACTACCACGTTGCCCCCGCTTTTGAGAAGCACCTACCAGAACCGCTAGCGACGCTCTATGCCGGGCAGAAGAACCAACAGACGTTAGTGGTCGGCACGCTATCAGGAACGCCTGACGGGCTCATTACGGGGCTCCCACGGGGTAACCTGCGGCTCAAGTGCATGGGGCGCGAAGACATAGTAATTGAGATCGGCGACGAAGCCTGTATGGGCCTTGAGATCAAGTCGATTGACCCGCGCGCGAACCTGCACGAAGAGCGCACCAAGCACCACGGACAGTCTCAGGTCGGCCTCGGGCTGATACGTGAGGCGACGGAGTGGAAGCCGAACTACTGGCTGATCCTCTATGTGGACGCGTCGTTCCTCGACGATATGAAGCCGTTTGTTGTCAAATTTGACAACGATATATACGAAGCGGCAAAACGTCGCGCCAAGCTTGTGTTCGCAGCGGAGAAGCCGACGGCGCTCCCCGCCGAAGGCAAGTACAATAACGAGTGCGACTACTGCCCATTCGTTAACTCATGCCGGGAAGCGATATTTTCCCAATGGCACACGCTGCGTGCTACGGAGCGCACGGATGACGCGGCCGCGATAGCGATAGCGCCGCTCGTCGAAAAGTTTCTTCACGCTAAGGATGATGCAGCAAATGCAAATACTTTGGTGGATGAGTTGAAAGAGGAGTTGAAATCCAGGCTGGCCGAACTATCTACTAAGAAGGTAGTTGGTGAGAACTGGAAAGCGACTTGGTCTACACGCGCCGGTTCTAAACGCTTGGACAAGGACCGGATGCGGGAAGACGGTATTAACGTCTCAGACTACGAAGTCCAAGGTAAACCTTATGACACATTACTGGTAACAATTCAGGAGTGACACTATGACTGAC